GAGGCAGCATTTGCTCTATCTTGACTTCGCTGTCGAGAATGAGCTAGCATCGGGATCGCTTAACGATAAATCAGTTGGAATACTTTCAGGATCTTCTAATACAACTTCTACAGGAGGCGACACCTCTACTAAGTTCTTCCAGCTATTTGGACGTTACGATACCAGATACACCACACCAAGAACCCCGTCGATTATCTCTCAACCTTACGGAAAGACTGAGTATGATCTATTCCATTTTGAGACGATTTCTGATGGCGAGTGGGGTAACGATAAAGTCAAGATATCCATCGCAAATCTAAGGGTCTCAACTGACCCCAATAATCCGTATGGAACGTTTGATGTTCTGGTGAGGAAGTTTGAAGACTCTGATCATGACACACAGATCGTTGAGCACTATCCCAAGTGCACCCTGGATCCAAATGATGGAAGATACATTGCCCGTCAGATAGGCGACAAGAAGGTGTATTACAACTTCGATGCTGAACAGGAAGACGAGCGTCGTCTTGTGATTCAGGGCAAGTATCCAAACAGGTCAAACAGAGTTCGATGTGTCATGAACAGCAAGCTGGAGGAAGGCGAGGTTCCGAAGGAAGCTCTGCCGTTCGGCTTCAGGGGTGTGCCGGTCATTAAGACATCTAACACGCTCACAGATGTGAGTCACACAGCCCTGAAGAATGAGCATAATGTTGCGCTAGGTGTTGCTGCCTCATCAAATCGACTCGCATGCTCAGGAACAACGAATCTAACAGGCTCTATTGTTCCACCGCTTCCGTTTAGATTCAAGGTCACCCGAGGATCTGTTAGTGAAACCCACTCAGGATATGTGGGTCAAACGGGAACAAATGAGAGGGTCGACACCAAGCTTTACTGGGGTGTTAAGTTCGAGAGGATGCCAGTTTCATCTTCAGATCCAACTGGAGATTTTAGCAACTCATGTCTTGACTCAAACGTGTCTCAACAGCCTAACCCTCTAATCAATGCGTACGCTAAGTTTAACGGTATAGCTAAGCTGGACACTGTTGTGACAGGCGGCGCCGCAGATAACTTTAATAACAATAAGTTCACGCTAGCGAGGGTTGCGCTCTTTAACCAACTACAAAGTGGCCACATCTCCCACGTGTCAGGTACTGCTAAAGAGCACATGCTGGAGGCAGTTTATATCAGAAACGGCCGCCCAGATCCGAATAACTACACAGTTAACGATCCGAATAACTTCGAAAGAATCACATTGGCAACGATAGTTCACTCTTCGTCCACAGTGTTCAACCGATTTACGGATTACGCCAAGTTCAGCACAATGTTTTACGGTGGCTTTGATGGTCTAAACATCCTAGACAAGGATAACCATCTAATGCTAGATCGTGCCACCTCTATGGACACGGGTGGAAAGGCAACCACAGCAACTCCTGACATTGGATTGTTCACGCACGTAGCCGGAGACGGTCGAAATAATAACTCAGTCAGTTCTTATAAGCGGGCAGCCCAGATTATGACCGATCCGCTCGCTTCCAGAATTAACATCCTCTCGATTCCTGGAATTCGTGATTCTTTCGTCACTGATCACGTGATGTCGTACGTAAAGGATTATGGCATGGCAATCTATCTAATGGATTTGCTCAACTATGATGTAGACGCGACTAGATTATATGATGATTCGAAGACAAAGGTCAACGTTCAGGAGACTTCTGAGCAGTTAGAATCAAGAGCTCTTGATAACAACTATACAGCTACGTACTTCCCAGACGTGTATGTTAATGATCCAGTTAACAACAGAAATGTGAAAGTTCCAGCTTCGGTTGTGGCACTCGGCGCACTGTCTTACAATGACAAGGTCTCATTTCCATGGTTTGCACCAGCAGGATTTAATCGAGGTGCCCTTGACAATGTGAAGAACGTTTCGGTTAGGCTTAATGCTACTGATCGAGATGATCTATACACAGCTCGAGTTAATCCAATCGCAGTTTTCCCAAATGGTGGTCATGTCATCTTTGGGCAGAAAACTCTACAACAGGCAAAATCTGCTCTAGATAGGGTCAATGTTAGAAGGCTTCTTCTCGAAGTTAAGAGACTTATCGTAGGCGTTGCTCGGGGAATTCTATTTGAACAGAATACTCCCGAGACCCGATCGAGATTTATAAACCAGGTGGCACCTCTTCTAGCCTTAGTGCAAGCTCAGGCAGGAGTCGAGTCCTTTAGGGTTGTCTGTGACGACACTAATAACTCTGAAGCTGATCGTGAGGCCAATAAATTAAATGGCCGCATAATGATCGTTCCTACAAGATCGATCGAGTTTATAGCGATCGACTTCATCATTACAAATAGCGGAGTTTCGTTCGAGTAATGAATACCTATATTATGAAATTCAGATTCACAGTTAGGAGCGAACAGAATGGCTGAGCTGACCTTTAAGAGCCCAGGTATAAGTACCAGAGAGATTGATCTTAGCGGCCCAACCGCGGTATCTCCTCAAGGAACGCCTGCGGGAATCATTGGAACCGCCCTTAAGGGGCGTGCATTCGTTCCAATTACAATTGCAACCTATCAAGACTTTGTAGCTGAGTTTGGTGGAACCGATGGAGAGAAATTTGGCCCGCTAGCGATGCGTGAGTGGATGCGAAATGCACGGGCCGGAACCTACGTCAGAATTTTAGGTGTGGGCGACGGAAAGCAGCGAACCACATCTGGAGATAACGCCGGCCGCGTCAACAACTCGGGATTTGTTGTGGGCGCCCGTCAGGTCCAGGTCAATGGAAATCTAACAAATAACGCCTACGCCGGCGCACTGGCTGGAAATGGCGGTGCCCTCGGAAGAACATATTTCTTAGGTTGCTATCTGTCAGACTCCGCTGGATCATCTGTCATGAAAGAAGCAGGAATTCTGACTAAAGGTGTGCTTGGAGCCTCCGGTTCCCACCCCATCGTCCGAGGTATGCTATTTGCGCCCTCAGGTGTCATCTTGGCACTCTCTTCTACAGCAATTGGAAACGGTGGTAACAACACACCTGTCTCGAGCGAAACGGCACACGCGGGGTTTGGAGCCTCAGCTAACGGTGGGCATCCGATCGGGTCTGTCAATCTAAACAACTCTAAGCAGGATTTCGTGATGCTCATCAACGGTCACGCAGCCACTGATGAGTATCCGGGAATCTACTCAGCATCTTTTGATCCTGACGCGCCGCAATACTTCCACAAGGTGTTTAACACCGATCCCTCAAAGATCGAGAAGGCAGGTCACTACCTGTACGCGCACTTTAACACGTATACTTCACACTTTACCCTGACAGGATCAGGTCTTACCAATTCACAGGTCTCAGGTTCTGCAACCGCCGGAGGCTTCCTACCGGGCCCATCAGGATCTCTTCACGAGGCAGCATTCCTTCTTACTGGATCACAGGGACGAAACGCGGGATCAACCTCGGTGCCAAACTATGAGGGATTTGAGGAGAGATTCCAGACCGCATTCTCTCCTTACATCGTCTCACAGAAGTTCGGTGGAGTGAGAAAGAACCTCTTTAAGGTCCACGCGCTCGACGACGGTGCTCGTGGAAGTGATCTATTTAAGATTACCATTGAGAACATCGCCGCGTCAAGCAACTTAAATAACAAGTACGGAACATTTGACCTCTTGGTGAGGGATTTCGCAGATTCTGACTCCAATCCTCGCGTGTTTGAGTCGTTTAGAGGTCTCTCTCTTGACCCAACAAGCGATCGATATATCGCTCGGGCGATCGGAGACACGTGGATGTATTACGACTTCGATCAAAAGAAGGGTGCTCAAAAGCTGAGAGTCGAGGGGACACATCCCAATAAGTCCTCGTTCATCAGGGTCGCAGTTCATTCTGACGTTGAGGATAATGTGATCGACGCATCGTCACTCCCAGTTGGCTTCCGCGGACACCATCATTTGGTGACCAGTGGTTCAGGCCTCCTGGTAGGAAAGGTGCTAGCCTCACATCATATCACTGAAGAGAAGTTGAATCGAGCTCTACAACCACCCGTTCCCTTTAGAGAGCACCTAAGATTAGGTGTTCAACCTCGATCTCGCATCAACGCCGGCCTCACCTGGGGCGTGCAGTTTGAGGTGAAGGACAGCATCGATGAGCCCAACAAGAACCAGAAGATTGATGAAAGCCTCAGGTCACACACCCGATACTTCCCATCGATGCAGGAGTCATATCAGAATGCCTGGGTGGGTGACAATGCAGGTATCGCTGACAGCAGTGGAATCGTCCTGGACTCCGACAGGTTTAATAACGGCCTATTCACGCTAGAGAACATCCAGGTCGTCACCAACTCAAGCGACCTTCCGGATCCCCTCCGTTGGGGCGCGGCATCATATCGTAGAGATGGGGTCAAGTCCGGATCACTTCAAGATGCTGATGGTACTGTTTACTCCAACACTCGGGTGCTAGATCCTAGCAAGGACTTCAAGCATCTTCCCACTAGGAAGTACCTGAAGTTCAGCCTGTTTATGCAGGGCGGATTCGACGGCCTTAACATGTTTGATAAGGAGAAGTTCACGCTATCAGATACAGCAGCCCGTCGAGAGATGACAGATTCCTCCGCACAAGGAGGGAAGGAAGGGCCTACCGTCGCAACCTATCGCAAGGCAATCGACGTGATGGAGGAGAAATCTGATGTTGACATTCAGCTGCTCGCCATTCCGGACCAGCGTCATGAGGCGATCACAGACTACGCAATTGACTCTGTTGAGTCTCGATTCGACGCGCTATTCATAATGGATGTTGAGGAGAAGGATAACGTCGACGCTTACATCACAGGATCAACCCAGATTCCAAATGTATCAAACACCGTGACAAGATTCAACGCTAGGAACCTTGACAGCTCCTTCGCAGCTGCATACTATCCTGATGTGGTCATGGTCGACCCGGTCACAAATACAAATATTGTCTGCCCACCATCAGTTGCTGTGCTCGGAGCATTCTCTCGAAACGACGCGGTGGCACATCCATGGTACGCACCCGCCGGATTTTCCAGAGGCTCACTCAACGTGATTGAGTCCCAGGTAAAGCTCAACCGATCAAATCTGGACACGCTTTATGAGGCAGATATTAATCCAATCACCTCATTTCCGCAGTCTGCTGGAGTCATAGTTTTCGGTCAGAAGACGCTTCTAGCAGCCCAGTCCTCACTAGATAGGGTCAATGTGAGAAGGCTTCTAATCGACATTAGAAGAAAGGTGAGAAAGGTTGCCAACACAATTCTGTTTGAGCCCAATCGAGCTGCAACCCTAGCGAGATTCTCAGCTGCTGTGAGCCCAATCCTAACTAGAATTCAGCAGCAGCAGGGACTAGATAGGTTCAAGGTTCAGATTGATACATCAACAACAACTCAGTCTGATGTTGAGAATAACACTGTACGAGGAAAGATATTCTTGCAGCCGACACGTGCTGTTGAATTCATCGCGCTTGACTTCGTGGTAACTAATCAAGGCGCTAATATTTAAAAGCCAGTTTAAGTGATATTTAGTAACATAGGCACGAGAAATTAGGAGATTTTAGAATGGCCGAGACACTTTCAGTATCAGATATGCTTCCCAATAAGTTTGAGCCAAAGCGCAAATTTAGATGGGTTTTTGCAGTTGAGGGCATCGATGCCTTTTTGATGAAGACCGCAGCCCGGCCAACTGTTAACACAGGAGAGATGGAAATCTCATATATGAATTCCACCCGATGGATCGCCGGAAAGACCAAGTTTGACGCTCTCAGCGTAACTCTTCACGATCCAATTGCTCCATCAGGTGCCCAGCAGGTGATGGAGTGGGTGAGAACTCACTTCGAGTCTGTCTCAGGCCGCGGCGGATACGCTGACTTTTATAAACGAGACTGCCAGCTTAAGCTGCTAGACCCAGTTGGAACTGTAGTTGAGCTTTGGGACATCAAGGGAGCCTTTCTAACTTCAGCAGGTTTCGGTGACTTGGATTATGGTTCTGAAGATCCCACAGAGATCTCACTTACTATAAGATTTGATAACTGCGTGCTCCAGTACTGATAATCATATCCTCCTCAATTTCGAAAGGCCTCCCGATATCGGGAGGCCTTTTTTTTATTTACAAGCTATCATAAACATCAATTATTTGTCTAGAATACACTAACAAGGAGCAAGTAAGTGTCTAATACACCTAGAGAAACACGCAATGAGGTATTCACAGCTGCTGAAGCTGCTGCACAGGGAATGCCCACAAGAAATGTGATGCAAGATGACTTCGGATTTGAAGTCCCGATAGAAGCTGTGCCGTTACCTTCCAGAGGAGTGTGCTATCCTTCAGATTCTCCTCTGTATGGGCAGGATACGGTTGATATTAAATCGATGACTGCTCATGAAGAAGATATTCTCACATCAAGGGCACTGATCC